CCGGAATTAGAGGATGCTGGAACTAATGTAGTTGATTCTCCTTCTACGGGTGATTTAGGTGACATATTAACAAATCTCCCAAATAGTAATTCACAAAAAATATTTGAAGAATTAGGACAAACACCAACAACTGGCTATAGGTATAGAAGTATTTCATCAAGTAATACTCCTTGATATTTATAACAAAATATAGAAATGACTAAAAAAGAACTTACAACCTTAATTAGGCATGTTGTGCGTGAGGAAGTTGAATACGCAGTTAAAAAAGAAATCAACCTTTTAAAAGAAGAAATAAAAGGAAACCAACCTGCATTAAAACCCACCCAACCTTACATCTCAGAAAGAACCCAGCCTCAAGCAACAAATTATACTAATAATAGTGCATTAAATGATCTTTTAAATGAAACTGCATTAAGTTTCACTAGTGGAGATGCACAAGCTTTTGGAGCTATGCGTAAATCTGGTCAATCATTAGTGTCTTTAAGTGAACCATTCCAACCTATTGGAGGTACTATTACTGATCCTATTATGCCTGCTGTTGATCCTAGGGATCCTGTAGCACAATTTATAAATAAAGATTATAGAGCTGTAATGGCTGCTATTGATGAAAAGAAAAATTATAAACCCTAATGGCAATTAGAGTAAGAAATCCCATCAGAATTAATCCTTTAGATACCGTAGATAAAGTAGGTGTAGGGATTAAGCTTCCTTTCAATCGAAAGAATATATTTACCCAGGATTTCACTACTAAAGATCATGCCAAATCTAAACTAATAAATCTTTTACTTACAGACCCAGGTGAACGTGTTTTTCAACCGTTGTTTGGAGTTGGTTTGAAAAGATTATTGTTTGAACAAGAAATTGATCCTGAAACTTTAAGAGAAAGAACCAAAAATCAAGCACAAATTTATATTCCAGAAATATCTATTGATAATATACAAGTAAAACCAGAAGGAAACCAGGTATACTTAACGGTAAATTATACTTTATTGTTTAATAATGAAAATGATGGTATTGCTTTAAGTTTTACAAACACGAACACTAACACACTCTAAGAATGGGATACTCTAAGGTAAATAATACAAATAAAAAGAGCGTAACCTACCTAAATAAGAATTATAATGATTTTAAACAATCATTAGTTGATTACGCTAGAAATTACTTCCCTAATGCCATAAATGACTTTAATGAAGCATCACCTGGTACTATGTTCATTGAAATGGCCGCGTATGTTGGTGATGTACTTTCATTTTATCTTGATACTCAGATTCAAGAAAATTTTATCCAATACGCTAGAGAAAGAGAAAACCTTTACTCATTGGCATACAATTTAGGGTATGTCCCTGCGGTAACAAGCCCATCTTCTGTGTTTTTGGATGTATACCAACAGATCCCTTCTAGAGTAGTTAATGGGACTACATTACCTGACTTTGATTATGCCTTAAGAATCAACCGTAATTCAACATTCTTACCAAATTCTAATTCAACGGTTTCTTTTCTAACACAAGATACTGTTGATTTTAGTTTTAGCAGCTCAGTAGACCCAACAGACATTTCTGTTTATCAAATTGATGCTGTAACGGGTCAACCAGAATATTATTTGCTGAAAAAATCAGTTAAAGCAATCTCAGCAGAATTAAAAACCCAAACTATAAGTGTTGGTTCACCAACTAAATTCTACACAGTTGACATTCAAGATGTTAATATAATTGGTATTGAGTCTGTAGTGGATTCAGATGGTAATACTTGGTATGAAGTGCCTTATTTGGCTCAAGAAACTATTTTTGAGGATGTTCCAAATGTGGCTGCAAACGACCCAGAATTAAACCAATACAACAACCAAACACCATACTTACTTCGTATTAAAAAGGTCCCAAAAAGATTTGTTTCTAGATTCAAATCAACAGGTGTACTTCAGTTACAATTTGGTGCTGGTGCAACAAGTGGAGATGACGAGGAAATTATTCCAAACCCAGATAATATAGGTGAGGGAATCACAGATGGTAGATCATTACTTGATTTTGCTTTTGACCCATCTAACTTTTTATTTACCAAAGCATATGGTGAAGTACCTTCAAACACTACTTTAACCATAACTTACATGGTGGGTGGTGGTTTAAATTCAAATGTTGAGCCAAACCTAATCACAAGAAAAGGAACCATCTCAACAACCCCAACAGCTGGTAATTTAGATTCTACTGTATTAACAACCGCTATTAACTCTATTGCTGTAAATAATCCTTTCTCAGCAACTGGAGGTGGGGATGGGGACACAGTAGAAGATATTAGGTTAAATGCGGTTGCAAACTTTTCAGCCCAACAAAGAACAGTAACAAAAGATGATTACCTATTTAGAACACTTGCTATGCCTTCTAAATTTGGTAAAGTATCTAAAGTATATATCATACAAGATAATCAAATATCTGTTGACTCCGGTAAAAGAATATCAAATCCTAACGCACTTAACTTATATACATTAGGGTACGACATCAATAAAAATCTTACAACTTTATCTATAGCTACTAAAGAAAACCTAGCAGTTTACTTAGATCAGTATAGAATGTTAACGGATTCTATTAATATTAAAGATGGATATGTAATTAATATTGGAGTTGATTTTGATATTGTAGTAGCAACCAACTTTAATAATGAAGAAGTCCTTCTTAATTGTATTAACGCAATGAAAGATTACTTTAATGTAGATAGATGGCAAATTAACCAACCAATTATTCTTGGAGAAATCGCAAACACCTTATATCAAGTACCAGGTGTCCAAACAGTAACTAGCATAAGTGTAACTAATAAAGCGGGTGAATCCCTCGGTTATTCAAAATACAAATATGATTTAGATAGTGCAACTGTGAATGGGGTAATTTATCCCTCACAAGACCCATCTATATTTGAAGTTAAATACCCAAATACTGACATTAAAGGAAGAGTAAACCGAGTATAAAATGGCAATATATAAAATATTCCCCGTAAATGATGCAACAATATATTCTCATCCACTTAGACAAGGTCTGAATGCTGGGTTGGATGAAATATTGGAACTTACCGAACAACAATCAAACACTGGAACTGATTATTATCCCTCAAGAATTCTTATTAAATTTAAAGATTCTGAAATCCAGGATGTTTTTCAAAATAAAATAGGAACCAACCCATATTCGGCAAGTCTTCAACTTTATACCACTGAAAATAGGGAATTAGCTACCACCCAAATAATAGAGGCATATCCTATTTCGGGGGCTTGGGATAATGGTACTGGAAAATATTTAAATACCCCTACTTCATCAAATGGTGTTTCTTGGACCTATAGAGACAATAACATTACAGCTACTGCTTGGTTGACTTCCTCTTTTTCAACAGGAGTTACAGCAAGTTTTTCGGGCAGTGTTTATGGAGGAGGGAACTGGTATACTGGTAGTGGGTTTGTCAATACAGCCTCATTCACCCTAGTTGATAATTTAGATTTAGATATTAATGTAACAAATGTAATTCAAAAATATTCAGCTAGTTTATTTGCATCTCAAACCTACCCAACGGGTATTACAAATAATGGGTTCATTTTAAAGAGACCAGATAACGAAGAATTTGGAGAAGTTAATCAAGGTTTACTTCAATATTTTAGTTTAGAAACCCACACAATATTCCCGCCTTGTCTTACGTTTAAGTGGGATGATTCATCGTACATTATTGGTTCGGGCACTGTGTTAACTTCAGGTCAACTTTACTGTACTCTCGCGAATAACAAAGAATTATTCAAGCAAGAAGAAGAATACACTTTTCGTTTGAATGTTAGAAAACGTTATCCAACTCGCACATTTACAACCTCATCTAATTATTTGAGTGTAAATTATTTTACATCCGAATCATATTATTCAATTAGAGATGCCGCAACTGAATTAGAAGTAATTCCATTTGATAGTGACTTTACTAAAATAAGTGCTGATTCTAGTGGTATGTATTTCAAAATATGGATGAATGGTTTAGAGCCTGAAAGGTACTATAAACTCATATTTAAACATGTAAATAATGACGGGGTTACAATTTTTGACAATAACGATACATTTAAGATAGTTAGATAATGGCCTACAACTTTGGTGGAAAGCAACAATCACAACAAATCACAAAAATACCAGCCAATAAAGGAGGAAAGGGTAGTGGAGTTACCATAGATACTCCGGTATATAGACCAACTCCACCCGAACCAGAACCACCACAACCTCAACAACAACCAATCAATACAAATATTGAAGGAAATGTATCTTTCAACAAAACTATTTATAGTAGAGCTCAATTTGGTAGACTAGTCAACAGTAATTTTGATGAATTAACTCAAAGACAAGACACTTTTAATACTAACCAATTATTTGATCAATATAATCGTTTGTTTTTTGATATTCCAAAAGAAGGAACCAACTCACATAGAACATTAATCGAAAATAGTTCTGAATATTTGGGTGATTTTTCTGATTCAAGAGATGAAGAAATATCTCGTCTAAATACAATAATAGCTGACTTACAGGTCCAATTAGCTACAGCAACTACTGATGTTAACACTGTAAGAGAACACCCATTCTTTAAGAATGGCACGTTATTTGCAATAGACAATCCTAGTAAGTCACCCGTTTACTATATGGATAAAGGTTTTAAAAGGAAAGTTGATTATAATGATGAATTTTGGAAGCTATTATTAAAAGTATTAGGATATCAATCTGAGAATGATGTCCCTTTGGTTCCTATTAGTATAGCTAATCAAATACTTTCGGGCCCTAATCTATCACCAAACAATTTTGGCGAAGAATTCACCCCACCAAACGAAGCAGCAACAGCTGCTCAAGAATTTGCTATTAATTTAGATCCAACAGATGCAGCATTATCTCCTGAAAGAATTGATGATTTGTATGG